AATTTGTTCTTCTGTAAGTGTCCTATTAAGCATTTCAATGCAAAAAGGTCTACTATCTCGGACTAATGTACCAGTATATGTAAAATGATTTAACCCAGATGCTTTAGCTTTCGCTACTGTGAATTGTCCATGAAACTGCATTACACTATCATGAGCAATCTGACTAGCATAACGTCTAAGATTGTTTCCTGCCCTATCACTCGCATATTGAGTGTGAAGTTTTCTTACTGCATCTTCTACTTGTGCCTTTTTTGCACTATCAAATTTATTCTCGTTAACAAAATCAACTAATTCATTTATCTCACGAGTATTTGAGGATTTATAAACTCCATTGATATGTGATTTGATATTACTAACCATATCGTTAAATGGTCTACCTGCTATTGTACTTTGGTAAACCTCATCATTAATTACTTTCAAAAATCGTTCTGCTATATCTTCAAAGCCACTAAATGATTGAGTTTTTAAGGCATTGATTGTGGATAAATCTACATCTGTTAAATTCTTAAATTTTGCAGGAATAGGCATTTTACCAAAAGTGTCTAATGTTTCTTTCGCTATTTTATTATAATCATCATTAATTAATAAATCAGCTTCATTTAAAAAGGTAGATTCAATTATGGTTCTTAGTCTGGGTTGTAACTGAATAGCTAATCTTTGAGAAACTAAGTTCCCTTTTGTGGCTCTAGTAATTTCATTAACTACGTCATCTTCTAGCTTATATAATACGTTTATTATACGTTCTTCATGTTGGTCGGCTAGTTTTTCTAAAATTCTTGACATATTTTATAATGGAAAGTTCTTTTTCCATGCCCTTATTGACCAGTAAGCAGGTGAAAGTGTTTTTTGCCCTTTAACTTCTTTTAAAACCCCACCCATTCTAGCTAAAAAAGACTTTTGTCTTGCAGGTATGTTTTTCTTTATGGTCATTCCCCTAGCACCAAATGTAACCTTTTTGATGTTACCAGTAGATTTATTTTTAACATAAACCCCAAACTTTTTTCTTTTAGATTCGGTTGCTGATAGTCTAAATGGTTTGTTAAGTGATACGTTTTTCCCTCTATATAATGCCATACTAAGTCCTTGTTTTTACTAGGTTTTTCCCAGGATTATTACCTATCATTTAATCTTTCGTTTACTATTGCCTTACATACTGGGCATTGATAAACGTCTTTTATTTTCTCAATCAGAAAAACCTTGCAAATAACACATATTTTTTTAGGCTTTTCCATAACATCAGCATCATTTTCTTTTACGTTTACTGGCTCTTGATATTATATCTTTATCAAATGTTCCTGACCTGCCACGACTAATTAGCTTGTTTACTCTTGCCATTGCCCATGCTGACATTGGTATTCTAGGTCTGCTCCCTGATGAAAGAAATGCACCTTGACCTCTACGAAAACTAGCCTTTAAATCTGCTAAATTAAATAACTTAGATTTTTTGGCTTTTGCTCTAAGTGTTGCAATAGTTCTTGCTGATAAAGGTTTTCTTTTTACTGCCATTAAGATTTATTCCTTTTCTTTAATAGTGCCATAGGTATTCTTGCACCTGCCTTATACAAAGAACTAATCTGCTTTAATAAGGTTGCTCTAGCATTTCTTTTTGCACCTTTTAAACCAGATAGATATTTTTTAGGTATCTTGGTCTTTTTATCTTTAGGAACTTTCTTCGCCAACTGTTTGCCCCTCTACTTCGGTTGTCTGGAATTGCCCTCTAACAGTTCTAACAGCATCTATTTCTTCATTAATAGTTTTCATAGTTTCGTTATCATCTATTACTGCTTCTGCTATTTGCTTATCTATTTCTTTGTTAAAGGTTTCTGATTTTATGCCAGATGCTTTAGCCATTTGTAAATATTGCAGGTCATTTGCCCAATCTCTAATATCAAATGTGTCTGGATAATTAACTGAACCATTCCATTGTTTATCTAACCATTTAGCAAATAAACCCCAGATTTGTTCTTCTGCATTTTCTAAATAATCGGCTTTTTCTGATAATCTAGCATTTAATAGTTGAAATTCTGTTTGTAAGGCAATTCCACTAGCTATTTGTGTACCAGTTGCCCTAACAGAACCCATATGGGTAATTCTATCAATGGCATCAACTTTATTTTGTATACATTTCATTATTCCATCTAGGTTTTGACCACTAGGTTGGATTATATAAGGCTTTAAAGATGCATCTAAATCTTCTGGTATTTCTATTATAGCACCTGCACCTGCACTAGCTTCAACATTAGGTGTTTTAACTAAACTTGGGTGATTAGCTAATCTGATTAATTGTTCTTTCTCGGAATAATCATTATAAATAGATTGTTGCAAATGTGCCACATCAGCTAAATCACTAATACCAATAGGTCGTTTATTACCTCGTAAATTATAAACATTAACAGCAGGAATAGTTCCTATTGGATTAACTATTTCTTCTAATAACTTAACTTCACCCTCTGAATGTTCTTTATCATATTCTTCTACTGAATATGTAGTTATAGTTTCTTCTGTAAATACTTTAATGATGGCTCTATCTGCATTTATATCTTCAACAATAACCAGTAAATCTAAATAAAATCTTCCACTAGCTGATCTAGCATAATTCCAATTTACTATGTTTTCTGGTGTATATATTGAAATATAAGGTCTAATATCTTGAGCAAGTTCTTCTGCTCTAGTCTTTGCGTTAGATTGTGGCTTATCAACTACAATCCAACAATTACCATAAATACTAGCATTCATCTGGACTTCTCGCATGACTGAATCAAATGACCTACCATCTAAATCAGCATCTTGAATAAATGATGTTAATTGTGGCTCATCATCTAAATCACCATAATCTCTTGATGGTGGTACTCTCCATAAGAAACTGGTGTATATCTGGACAACATTCTTACAATGATTATCTAAGGGTGTATGCCTTACTCTTTGGTCATATTCTTCTGGAGATTCTAATACATATCTATGTAAGTAATAACCATTTTTATAGTCATTACCACCTAAATAGCTTCTTATATAAAACTCCCAATTACTTATATTTGAGTGCCATAAATCATGTTTCTGTGTAAGTGTTTCTCTATCCATTAACTCCACCTCTTAGGTTGGCTAGGTGCAAAATTACGTCTTAGTGGGAAATTAAACTCTATTAAATAGCCAAGAGCATCATTCATATGGTCATACCCACTATCTTTATCAGGTACATGAGTTCCCTCTTTGTATATTTGTCGTTCTATGCTTTTAATAACATTTTTGCAAGATTTAACAATAAACAGACTATTTTTCCCATTAACATTTTTTAATTTTGCATTAACTGCATTAATTCTATCCCTAATTAAAGGTGCTGTATTTTTACATTTTACATCAAATCCTGCATTTTTCAAGATACTTAAATCAGTAAATCCACCTGCTGATGTTTTTCTTTGTCTAGCACTAGGGTCTGGATAAACAACTATCTGTTTATTTTTGTATCTATTCTTTATTTCATCACACATTTCTTGGGTATTTGACGAATATATTTGTATCTCATCAACAACTATAATTTTCTCATTAACTATAATACAAACTACAGCACTCATAGGGTCTACGTTAAAGTCTAAACCTATGTGTAAAATTGCTGTTTCTTTCTGGTATTTTTCAATAATATTATTTTGTCTATTAAAGTTGTAATAAATCATTCCAGAATAATTAACAAATGTGGCTTCATATTCCTGCTGAAATGTTCTTATATCTAAATCTTGTTTTGCTTGCTCTACTTCGTCTTTATCTACATTACCACCCTCAATAGTAGTATATTTAAAACTTGCCCAGTCTTTATTGGTTTCACCTTGCTTAAATAGTTCATATGACCAGTTACCAAACCCTCTTGGACTTCCACAGAATAGAGCATGACCTTTTGTATCTGATAATGTAGGTCTTAAAACCTCATACCATGCTTCTTGGCTTACATCTGCAAACTCATCAATACATAAGAAATTCAAACCAACACCTCTTAATGATTGCTCATTATCACTACCTCTTAGTGTTATCTGGCTATTGTTTTTTAATGTAATTGTTAAATCACTATGGTTTATATTCTTAACCCATTTGTGATATATCATTTTTTCTTTTAATACATTCCAACATATGGCTTTAGCTTGTCTATAAGTTGGTGCAACATACCAAACTCTTTGATTAGGCTTACTGGCAAACTTAGCTAATTCATTAATCGCTAGGAATGTTTTACCAAATCGCCTACCAGTAATAAGAACCCTAAACCTTGCTTCGTTACTTATTACTTTCTTTTGAGGTTTGGTTAATGCCATTAATCTGATGACCAGACTAAAGGTTCTTCTAATTCATTTTGCTCTATCTTATCTTGCTGACCCAACATATTCTTTCCTAAGAATATTAACATAGTAACATTTCCACTTTCACAAGCTTTCCATTGAAGTTGTCTTAACCTCATTTTTTGTTCTGCCCTACCTTTTATCAGAAATTCCGAATAACTCTTTTCTAATAGGTCTGCTGAACAACCGAAAAAGTCACCCATTTCTTTATTAGTACAACCCAATTTAGCTAATTTACTTAATTGTTCAGTATCGATATTATATTTTTTTGGTCTTGCCATTCCTATTTACCCCATAGTTAGGTAATTAAGATTTATATAATTATTTTTAAAAAAGCTACATATTTTTATATTTTATACATTTTAGGCTTGATTTAAGAGCCATAGAGCAGGGGTTAACTAACCCTATGGTATGATTGCACCTCTTAAATTAGTCTAAACTCCCTACAAACTTTGCATTGGCATAATCGTAATTTCTATTTTTAGCAGTAACTCCAGATGGTTGCACTTCTAAATCTTTATCTTGGTCGAACTTAACACCTAAATAGTAATCCATATAACCAATAAACTTATAAGAACCCTCTTTGTCTTTATCTGATAGTTCTTTGGGTACATCTTCAAATTTACCCTCATCATCTGTTTTAAGTCGTTTGTTTTTATTTTTAAAATCTCTAAAAACCTTTTTTAAACCATAATAACTATTTTTGACTTCGCTATTTACATACATTTTTAATCTCCAAGATTATATTCTTTAATTAACTCTAACAATTTTAAACCATCATCAAAACCTTTTTTATAATAAGCTGATGAATTATTTCTAGGGTCTGGCTTTTGATTTAATATGCCATCATAAATTCCATCTTTGTAAAAAGCTAAATACGTTTGCCTTTTCTTTTCTAATGGATTTCTAATATCTATTACAGTCATATTAATCTCCTAAATCAATGCCATTTGTGTATTTGGCACAAAAGTTGTTTCATAATACTTATTTTCTGTCTTTGGATATGGTAATATTTCATATTTAAAATTTTCCATAAATTGTTTTTTTTGTTTTTTATTTCCCAAATAATAAATGTATCTATGCTTTCTTGCTCTTTCTATTAATTCAAATTTAGATTTATCTTTTTTCATTTCTTCTGTTGGCTTTACCCCTCTAGGGTGTTTGTTAATACCTTTCATTATCCAATCTGTTCTTTTTTCTGATAATCCACAATAAATAAAATTTGTTGCTTGATAAATATACCCTGCATGATTTATTGATTTATCTGCATATGAAATGATTATATTAGGTTTTGGTAATAATTTAAGACTATTGCCTATTAAAAAAGAAGCATAATTCTTTTTATTTTCTAATAAACAAAGTCTATTTAATTCTAATATAGGGTGTATATATTCTTTTGAAGTCATAGCTTCTAAAACTGTTCTTCCAGTTGGGTCTCCATAAGAAACAACCCCAATTAAATATGCTCCATCATATAATCCAAAAGCATAACTTGTGCATTTAGGTAATGTTTTAGCGTAATGCCTATTCTTAAACCAATCGTGAGTTTCTTCAGCTTTAATTTGAATGACATTTAAGTTTTTCATATCCAACTCCCCATATCTAAATATTTAATTGCATCTTCTCTACTAAACACACCCTCATTAATTGCTCTTTGAACGTCATAGGGATGTTGTTTTGCATATTTGTGTATAAATGCACTACCTTGCTTCTTTTGCACAGCATCTAAAAACATTTTTAACCTCATATCATATGGCTGAAGTTTTTCTTCAATTTGTTTAGTTGGTTTTTCATCTTCATACTTTTTAGCTGATAACCAGAAAGCAGGTTGTTTGGCAAATTGCTTATCCTCAACAGAATTATAATATTTATTATACATATCTGCTAGTTCTTCTGGTTTTTCTATCCACTCAGGTTCTAGCTTGATAAAATTCTTTTCAGCTATTCCCTTACTCACTTTATTAGAAACCTTATCCCAAAACTTCTTAAAAAAAGGATTATAACTTATTTTAGTGGTTTTAGTAGTGGTAGGGGTAGTGGTAGGGGTAGGAGGGGTTTCGTCTAGGTTACCTTTAGGTTCTACTCTAGGTTCTATGCTAGGTTTTTTTGGTCTACCACCTAACTTGCCATTTTCCTTAGATGCTTCCATTCTTCTTGTTATAAATAGATACTCTTGTAACTGTCTTTCATTTTGAAAATGATTGTTAACTAAAACAAAGAAATCTTTAAGAACTGTTTCACAGCTTTCTTTCTCGCTATCTGAAATACAATTTGCTATTCTTTGATATTTTAAAGGCTCACTAGGTATTCCAGAACATCTTTTGTTCCAGTTATAACAAAGTAATCTGATATATATGCCTATTTCCTCATTTGTTAAGGCTTGAGTACCTGCAATAAAATCTTCTGTGAAAAGATACCATGCTTTTAATTTCTCTCTTGGTTTTGAATTTTCGTCTATAAACATTGTGATCTCCAAATCTATTTAGTTTATTGTAACCCCTCTAAGCATAAACCTAAAGGGGTTTTTTGGTTTTTAATATCCCCAGACTTCTTTTCTGGCATTTAAAACAGTTTCTTCTTTCCAAATCCAATTATCAGGATTAGGTATCAAAGAGTTTTTAACGTCATCTGGACTATTAACAGTTTTTAAGTAATTACCCATAACTTCAACTATGTGTTCACATATTTTCATAGGCATCACATAATCATCTAATGACATAGCAATATATTCAGCATCTTTAGTTTTAGTTGGGTTTTTAAGATACCATAATATCTGCTTGGCATTAGTTGCCTTTTGATAAATAGCTTGTTGCATAGCATGAGAAATACTTATCTTTTGAGGTAAAAGTTTAGATGTTTTCAAATCAATAAAAAAATCTTCTTTAGTGTTTTTATCTTCAAAATGAAAATCGGTATATCCTATGAATGGAATACCTTTTATATCTAATTCTACCTTTTTTTGATAGTTTAGTAATGTCCACCTATAAGCATACTCTTGAAAGGTTTTAGTACCTAATTCTAATAATGGAACTAGGTTTGCCCTTTCATCATCTATTTTAGGGTCATTTATCTCTAAACAATTAGCATCATATTCATCTATCATCTTTTCACTAGCTTCTTCAATAGGTATTCCATTTAGAAACATATTGATACCAGATTCAACAACTTGCCCTCTAATAGCAGGTGCAGATGTTGGAAATTGATAGCCAAATATTCGCCTTAATGCCCACCTTTCACGATAAAAAGCAAATTCATTAAGATGGCTAAATGACAATGGAAGTAAACCCTTTCCATAATCATTAAACTTTTCAAAATGCTCTATCATATTTTATCAATCCACTCTTGAAGATGTTTTTTATTTTCAAGAACTTGTAGCTTTAAATCAAAACATTGATCATGAACATTGCTAGTCCTGCCAAACTTAATGATATATTCATTTAGAGCAAAAACTAATTTATCCATTACACCTATATCAGCTAAATGTTTAAACATTGCAGTTTCTTTTTCTGTGTCTTGATCTAATTCTCTTTGGTTTAATTCTTCCTCAAGATTATATTTATCTGACATTAATCTTTCTCCTTTAACAATGTACTGCTTAACAAAGTATATTCAGCGAAAGTTTTGCCATTTTCGGTGATGTTATTTGTGATTATATTATAACCATCTAATCTAAGGTTATAAATTCTGGCACTTAATCTAAAACACCCATATTCTTGTAATGCTTCTAATGGTGTAATTGATTTACCATTTTTAAGATGATTAAGTATTTGTTCGTTTTGTGTTAGCTTATAGCTTATACCTTGATTTGACATGATAATTCCTTTCTACAAATTATGTTTTGCCATTTCCCTTTCATTAACAACCTTAGTTCTTAGGTCATCACGAAAGGCTTTAAAGGATTCAAATCTAATTTTAGCTTGATTCCTCTTTTTTAAGGTTATCTCGTATCTATCAAAATAATCCTTAAACTTTGTGTCCGAATAAATTAAACCATTTAATTCGGTTATATTTTTGTAACCACCTTGTCTGCTGAAGTAAACTGTTAATTCTGCAACAATCATTTTTTCTTCTTTTTTCATTAATTCTACAGCAGTATCTAAATCAGCAAATGTAATTCCTAGTTCTTCTTGCTGATAAGATAGCTTGTTTGGTTCAAAATCTACTAAATAAATATCACTCATTAAAATGGTATCTCATCATCTAGGTCTGGATTTGGAATATTATTAGTTTGAGCATTTACTGGTTTTGCACCAAATGAAAAGCTATTAACCTTTAAGCTGAGTATAGTTTTGTTTACACCATCTTTTTCATATTCTCTTGTGGATAACTCGCCATTTACAAATATTTGCTGACCTTTTAAAAGATACTTAACTGCTCCCTCACCTTGCTTTCCCCAGATTGCACAATCTACCCATAAAGTCTTTTTATTGTCTCCATAGCCAACATTAGTTCCTATAGAAAAATTACAAACATTATATCCACTTACTTCTTTTAATTCGGCATCTTTTGCAAGTCTGCCATCAAAATTACAATTATTCATTTTTTAACTCCATTAATTTGTTTTGCCATCTTTTAGCAATATAATAACTAGTGCCTCGAGTTGGCACAGCACCACCATTTTGTTCTATTATTGAATATGTCAACCAATTTAATGCTTCTATAAAAACATTCATTTGCGACCTAGTGATTTCAATATTATATTTTTTTTTCATTTTAACTCCCTTTTATTCTTCACTTATGCTGATAACTTCTAGTTCATTATGCAGGGTTTGATAATCTCGCCTTGTAGCAATATTTTTCCACCTTTTTTCTGCTTCCTCATAATTCTTAGCTTTTATATTGACATTGTAATATTTGGTTTCTTTACAATGAATAACAAACTTTTTTAAAGACATTTCATTTTTTATTGGCATTTTTTAGAAACTCCCTTTTAAATTGTTTGTATGTTTTAGCTTTACTTTCATAAATCGCATAAACTTCATCAAAATATTTACTGTTAGGTGAATATGTTGCACCACTTGCATTTATTTTATGAATACGTTTATCTTTCCAATTATTATTTTCCATTATATAAATTACCCCACTCTTTATTATAAATTCTTTCTTTTAACTTTTCTATCCATTCCTTGTTTATAGACTTATCTTTGTGTGCCAAATCATGGCATGACCTACAAACTGGAAATAAATTATCAATTCTATTTAATCTGTTGTTTTTAACCCCACCCATGCCTTTCGGAATAAGATGGTGTATATCTACAGCTTGCTGTCTAAAGCAACCCCAACAGATGGGAATATCGTCTGCATGATACCCCCAAAAGTCGGCAAATAGTTTTTTATAATTTTTTGAGGTTTTCATTAAAAGCACTTACTGCATTTCTGGTTAATTTTTCAATATCCTCAACACTAAAATGCCCAGAACCCATTGACCTGCCAACAATACCAGTTACAAAAATATCTAATCTTTGTGTATCGCCTTTATTAAAACCATTAGCAGGTGGTGTAAAGTTTGAATTGTTTACAACATTACCTAATGTTTGAGGTGCATTATTTTGCTGAACATTATTATCAGCAATTTGAACATCTTTAACATTAGTATACTGATTGCCATTTGCTGACGTTTTAACATTCATTATAGTGTAGCTGATAGCATCACCAGACTTGGGCATAGGGTTCATTACTACACCTCTATAATAAAGTCTAGTTCCATCAATTAGATTTATTGAATAGTTAGGAACACCATCTTTAGTATTATCATAAATTTTATCTATTATATTAGCCATTTTACCCTCTATTTATTTATTACATTATAGCCACGACCCTCAAGACATCTATTAACGAAGTCTGTGCGAGTGTCTAATTTTGGACTTAACCACAATACTTTCCATCTAAGATTATTATAGATGGTTTTGCCTATGTTCCAACCTGCACTTGTCTGGTCTTCAACTAGGCTTTTACAAGTAAAATAGTCATCATGGAATCTGTTCATATCGCCTTTGATATTTGCAGATGATTTTCCCCTGCTATCTACTATTGGCATTGTAGAACACCCCCCTATAGATACTAGAACGAAAATTATTGAAATTGTTTTATACATTTTTGATCTCCAAATCATTTATAAACCTATATTATTTTTTGGGTTAGGTCTATAAAAAAAACATTAATAAACAGAAACCTATAGTTCCGTAAACTATAAATTCCAAAAGATAAACACCATAATTTTTTACAAAATTAATCATTATTTCCCCCCTTTTAATTTTTTTATTTTTTTTGTTTGTGATGCCAAAACATTTAGAATTTCTTTTTTAGATTTACTTTCACATATTTTTTGAAACACCAGTAAATTAAGATTATATCTTACTGAATAATAAAGATTTAGTTCTGCTTTTTCTCCATTCTTTTCTAATTCTTTTTTATTCAATTCTCTTGTAGCTTCTAATATTTGATTATATTCTTTAAGAACTCCATAATATTTAGCTACACCAACATTCAGAACCCTAGCATTGTAGAGTTCTAAATTTCCAATTCTTGTAGGTTTATCTATCATTAGGCAACTCCCTTATTTTTGTTTTCCCAATATGTAGGGTTATCCCAATAATAAAACTGCTCTATTGCTAATATTCTAATTTTTGTATCTGAAAAACCTCTAAGTATTAAGCTAACTATTTTTTTATCATCAAGAATAGCAACACCATTTCTTAGGGTAATTGATTTTCTAATTTTATATAATTTCAATCTCATTAGTTTACCCCCTTAATGATTATTTCTAAATCTTCCCATGCAATCCCATCATTCTTATGTGGCTTACATTTAGGTTTCCAATACTTGATAAACCTTTTAAGTTGCATAATGTCTTTTCTAAAAATTGCATAATCTGGTTCATCACTTTCCCAGTTTTTTATCTCCTCTACAACAACACCCAAAAGATATTCAGCTTCTTGAATTATGTATGTATCGGCATAAAATTCATCAACTTGTTTCCAAGTCATGTTATCAATATCAATGAACTGGTTGCATAGTTCACTTACATTCTTAGCACTTTTAACTATTGCTCTCATTAGTTTACCCCCCATAAAAATTTATCACCTAAATTAGAACTTAATTTTTCACTTAATTTATTGCCTAATTGACTTAGTTTAGAAAACTTGCGAACTAATATTTTTCTTTGTTCTAAATTTCCTTTACCACCTAATTTATATAAATTATTAATCTGTTCTTCAAGAACCGACATTTTTGTATTTATAGAAAATATTATTAATCTTAATTCCTCGTTGTTTAAATTTGTCATATTGAACTCCAATTATTATTATTAAAAAAAAAAGGAAGTGCATAAAGCACCCCCCATTAGAAGTTGTAGTCGTAAAATTTGATAGGCTTATCTGATAAACCATACCTATCACCATATTTATCTTTCCAAATATAACAAGGCTTATATGATTTGGTTTTACAATCATATTTCTGACCAGACTTATTAAGTCTAATTCTAATTATTGGATTATCTTCATTAGAAGTAATATCCCATTTCTGGTCATGTTGATTTGCTACATGATGAGAAAAACCACCTTGATATATTTTCATATCCCATTTGATTTTTTCTGCACTCATTTCTCTGATTTCAATACACTTATCAGAAATAACCTTTACAACCTCATAAGGGTTAATATCTGTGTAACCTAAGTAATTTGCGAATTTTTGTTTGATTGTCATTAGTTTGATCTCCAATTTATTATTATTATTTATTTATTAATTAACCTAGCTTAATACCTAGGTTTATATATGTCAAACCCTAAATGCACTTTTTTTAATTTTTTTTCAAACTATTGTTAATTATGGCTTTATTTGATACTATATGATAGAAAGTAATTATACTCTGATCTCCAATCGTAGTATAAATAGGGGGTAAAGATTATTTCTTCGAGGTACTTAAATAAATCGCAGTATTTATATGAAGTGAAACAGAACTAGGTTTACCCCTTATGACTAAAGAATCAGCCATACAAATAGCTTGTAATCAGCTACTAAACATCTTAGCCAATACCTACTATTTCAGACATTTTCATGTTCCAAATGAGGGTAAAAGGTCTATTTATCTTCATGCTCAAATGAAAAAAATGGGTTTGAAATCTGGCTGTCCAGATATAATTGTTGAATATCCTATGGGTAAAATTCTTTATATCGAACTTAAAAACGAAAAGGGTAGATTATCCGAAAATCAAAAGTTGTGGGCAGTACAATCTAAAGGATTAGGTACACCTCATTTTGTAGTCAAGGGGGGTCTGACCGAATGTTTAGATCAAGTAAAACAAATTATTGAAACTAACATTCCTATGAGGTGTTGAGGATACTGCCTAACCCTTTAGCCTTTTAGTGGACAAAAGTCGCTGTACTGCCCTAAAATCGCCCTTAAAGGGCATCTTGTTCTTTCTGGTTCTAGTTTTTCTTCTTCTCATGGGTCTTTTCCCTATAAGTTCCGAAATAGTAGAAGTAGTTGTTAGACCACTCATTTTCCAACTTTCCTGATAGCTTTAGAATGTGCCTGAGAAAATGTAGAACCTTTTTTCATAGCATTAGCCATTTCCCTCATATGCTTTAATGAGTGATGCCTAGCATGACTATTCATGGTTTTACGTTGTCTGGGTGTTAAATCCTTAGTAATATTTTTTATAGATTTTACTAAAACCATTTACTTCTTCTTCTTTTTTACTGGCTTTTTCTTTTTTTTCATTGGCTTGGTTTTTGTACCATATCCATATCCTTTAGGCATTTCTCTTTCCTTTCTTTGTTTATTTTTTAGTGTCTTTACATGAAGATTATAAAAATAATTCCCAATCTTATTAAAAAACTTAGCTAATGTTAGCCAATGCCACAACATCATTTTTTCATATTCTCCCTTGCAACACCTTTTGTCTTTTCCCATGATCTCATTCCAGATAATCCTAATAAACTCATGGTCAACCCTATTAATCCATCGGTGGGAATGTTAATCATAGGTATATCAGAACCAGTAACTAAAATTCCCCATGTTGCGATAGGTTTTAAGAAAAATTCCCATAGTACACCCAGACTGCAAATCCACATTATGGCTGGTCTTGCACCAGCTACAAATAGAGAAGGGTGTTTGGCTTGTGCTGTATTAGCTTCAATTTGACCTTTTGCCAATTCTTGAGCATGGCGAGATGCTAATGTTGCCAAGTCATGTGCCAACTTATTTTTTTGGTCTTTATCTTCTATAAATTTACCAACTAATTTTGATACTGGTGCAATTAGTGCTGTTAACATTTTATTAACCTTTCTCCAGGGATTTACCCTTATAAATCAACAACTTAGATACTTTTCCTCATCTTTTCTATTAACCTATCCCATCTATTTGTGGTTTGATTATATGCCCTGCTATCTTTCATTTCTGCAATAGCTGTTTCAATATCATTATCTTGTAATGCTTTTTTGAATTTCTTAAATTGATTTAATTTTGGCAACCCTAATTGAAATGACATATGGATTACACATTCTTTAACATTATCGTCTATTTCCATACCTTTATAAAAAGTTTCTGCATCTTGTATAGAAACCCCTAAATCTAAAACAAATAGTTCTCTTGCTCTTTGTTCTGTTATTGGGTTCATTAGTTCATCTTTTTCATCATCACGAATTAAATGCCCACAGCCGATTGTCCAGAAGCCTAAATGGTCTTGATAGGGTTCTAGCACCAAATGACCCTCCTCCCTCATTATATCGTCTTTTAATGTCTCTAAATCCATTATTTATCCACCTTATGTTCTTGACCTATCCAAATTCCAAAAATTCCAGTCATTACACCCATAACAACCGATACAAAAGCTGATTGTGATGCTGTGGGTGCATCTAACCCCATAAACCATTCTGCACATCTCCACGACATTACAGTACTAGCAAGCATCATTAATCTTGGCAGTATTTTCCATTTTAAAAAAGTTTCAACATTCATCTTAATAATATCTCATTTAAACCAAAACCCTCTAATAAAATAAGAGTAAAAAACAACAATAAAATTCCACCTGCTATTAGTTTACCAGAAAAATTTGTAGAACCAATCTTTATTGCAACAAATTCGTTTCCTAATATTCTTAAAGATAATTCAAAACTATTTTCATCTATTTTAAGTTTTAATGGTTTTTCATACATTTTTTTAGTATCTAATTTTTTTTCTTTCATTTCGCGATACTCCTCAAACTTTCCATTACTTTATCAATATCTGGTTCTTCACCATGAGGATTATAATAGCATTTATATTGTTTAGGGCAGGTTTTTTCTATCATCATTTCAAAAGTTTTATTGCCACCTTGATATATACATGCTTGTTGACCAGTAATTTGAGACTTAACTATTTTCTTTAATCTACAAGTTGTGTATTTTTTTTCTTGTATTTTCCCCTGCCATATTTTTTGTTGTCTGGTGTAATCTTTACTTTTGTACTCGTAAGCAAACGCTCTTACAGTTACAACCAATACAGCTAACATTAAGCCAATGCCAATAAACGTATAACCAACCCATTTTAGAATCTCCATTATTTCTTCTTGTTGTTTTCTAGCTTGAATTCTTGCTTGTTTTTGTGCTTCTTTTGCTTGATTTATTCTATTGGCTCTTTCAGAAATAATTTCATCCCAAGCCGTCGCACCAAATCTCATATTGATTATGAATTTTAATTCTTCGCGTTTTTCTTCTAATAATTTTCGATTAATGAAATCATCTGCTGACTTTTCTACTGAACCAAACTGTTCAGCAATAGACATGCCTTTTCCCTGCTTTTTATTCATTTGTTCTTCACCAAGAAAGAACCCATCAATTTGCTTGGCTATGCCTGATATATCTTGAACTGTACTGATGTTGCTTTTAATAAACTCTACTGATTTTTGAACTAGAGCAATACCAGTTAGAACTTCTGCAACAACCATTCTACCTCACTAATAAACCTATAAGTAAAACAATAGCAGTTCCACTTGTACCAATCATAATATGTTCGATACGTTTAATTCTCAAGATACTTTCTTTCCATCTTTCGTCTGATAGAACTATATGTTTTTCTAAAGAAACATGAATTTCTTGTAATGATGGTTTTGCCATTTACACCTCGTCTGGGTAGTCAAAAATTGGAGCATTTCCAGTTGGTTTGCCATCACTATCTACTGGAACATCAAATAATTTTTTAAAATCAGCTAATTTACTACAAGCATTTATTTTATCTTCTATTGTATCACAAGCAGTTCTGACTTTGTCTCTGTATGTAGTTGTGGCAGAAGCTATAGCAGTTCCTTTTTCTGCTTTTCTGGTTATTTCCCAATCTGACTTAGATAGTTTGTTGTTAGTAGTTTCTTTTGTTTTAGCAATCCATATAGATTTTAAGCCTAACTGAACCCTTTGCTTTCCAGTAATAGAGTCAATAACAGCCTTGCCATCATCATCAACTACATTTTCATCTGCTAGTTTACGTTCAATACCTTTTGCCCAATAAAATGTACTATCATAACTTGTATCAACATCAGCTTCAAAAGTTACACCCCACTTCTTTAAATCATCAGCAGACCAAGATGACTGCCAGTTATATGGGTGCTTAAAATTTTCATCATCTTGCCATGCCTTACCAACCTTAAGGTATCTATCTTTATATTTATAAGCCATTATTTTCTCCTATATTGCATTTGCATACTTAAAAGGTGCTGATGAACTAAATGCCATGTATACATAACCTGCACCAGTTGCATTTTGATCGCTATTATTAGACATTAATTTAAATCCATTAGAAAAAAATGACACTGCTTGAGTTGATGTATCTGTTTCATCATTTGTTACATTCCATGCAAGTCTTATAGACCTATTATTGAATGGATTTCTTGCATTGTCATAAACTGTCCAACTACCAGTACTTTTATTTTTCACCACAACGAACCCAACATCAAACCCAGTAAAGACGTATGTGCCATCTGTGTCTGAACCATTTCCAGTATAACTGCCAAAACGGCTGTAACCTGCTATCTCTTTAAAACAATAAAAAATATGATTTTCATTAGCATTATTACTAATAGAATTAGTTTGATGTCCAAAAGTTGTACTACCTACACTTGAAAAATTACTGTTACTATTCATAGCATCATCACCATATGAACCACCTAACATTAAAGAATTAGATGGTATGTCTTGATGATATATAGACCATATATTAGCCGTATCATATTGTTTTGCTAATATGAAATGTGGTGTTGACCCTAATCCATGTGGAATAGTTGCTACTGCCGTACTTCTTACTGTTAAAGTTGTCGTAACTATACTAAACCCTGCATCTTGATTTTCTTGTACTGTAGCAATATTAGCAGTACCATTTGATATATTTGAGCCACTTCCTGCATCAAAGTTAGTTTGTCCGAATAATGCGTTTGTCCGAACCTCTGCACCCATTCCAGAATGGTTTTGACAATAATAATAAAGATTAGCAACACCACCAGAAGCAGTTGTAGGAAGTGTTATTGTAGTTAAATATGCAGAATCATCTTTTACAACTCCAGTTGTATATTCAGAACCTGCACTTGTTCCACTACTATGTGTGCCATCATTTGTTAATGAAAATCTTAAAGGGTGAGATTGTGCAGAACTATCAGACCAATCAAACGTATATGTACCACCCTCTTGCAAATCTAAATCTACACCATTTGTACCAAATCCAGTTGAACCATCACTTTTAAAAAATTGATATTTATTAGAGCCAGTACCATGACCATAATCGGTGCTATCAGAAACTACTTTAACCTTATAAGTTTTTGATGGTGTTGCTCCTCCTGCTTTCCAGTTCCAAGCTACATATGTGTGGGAACTATTATTAATATAATTTTCAGATGTGCCTACAGTAAAACCATCTGGATCAAATGAAGCAAATGATGTTGTATCTGTTCCTTGTCCATTTTGAGAATCAGAACTTAAATATTTTCCAGCACCTCTAGTAGAATCATAAAGAACATGAGTTCTAAAATCTGTCCTTGCTTTAATCCATGTCCAATCAGGTTGAAAACCCACACCAGTTCTACCATGTCCATTTGAATCATTACCAGTATAAAGAACTGTATTAAAATGGTCATCAGCTTGTGTATCAGCATTAGGACTTATGGTTGTTTCTGGTAGGTTAGCTGAACATAAAGAAAGATAGCCACTCGGTACAGCACTATGGAACGTACCATTGCCATTTGCATCTGCATTAGATGTAGCTGTTTCTTGTCCTGCAAATGAACTATCTTGACCGAAGTTTATCGTTGCTTGTGCTTGATAACCATCTATAGCAGGGTGGTAAGTAAGTGCTTCCATATCTTCAAAAAGAGTGAAAAAAGTTCCACCATCTACATTGTATTTTATTGAAGTTGTAGAACTATCTAAATCTATTGCTATTCCAACAACTACATTTGCTGTAATCTCAGGAGCAGAACTTTCTATACTTGTTTCACTTCCCCCAGTTATCTTATATTCGGTAGTTCCATTCACATTAACTCCATAAACATAGCCATTTGTAGCATTAGACCAAGTGTTACGATGCCACCAAGAACCTGAGGCTATTTGTTGTCTACCAACCTCTCTAATTCCAACTCCGAGTGCTTGTGCTGAAGAATCATAATCATCAAATCTCACCTCAAAATACCATTTACCTGATGAAAAAGCGAATGTTGATGCTACTTCGTTCCATGCACTATTATCATATCTTAAATTGCCCTCTGACACAGTTCCTGCCGACATATATAAAGGATTAAGGGTGCAGAAGTTGTTTTCTGGCGAATCAGGCAATGCAGAATGATTTGCTAATGCTGTGCTATAAGCATGAAAGTGATTTGAATTTACACTTGATGCACCTACACTATTAGCATTTACACTACCACTTGTAGATGCTCCATCTGTGTCTGTTCCATTAAACAACATTCTAAAACCATTTGTTCCATAAGTTATTGCAGAAGTGTCAATCTTTATAGGAACCCAAATTCCATTTTTAAATTCACCAAAAGAAGTATAAGGAACTAAACTGCCATCTATAAAATTTAAATCACATAAATAACCATCTAATTCATAACCACTAAAGTGTGTTGCACCTCCTACTGTTTGGTCAACTGTATTACTAAAAGCATAATCTTGGTCAGCAGGGTAACTTCCATATGTAACAGTTTTGCTTTGCTCAACACCATTTACCCAAAATCTAAGTCTGTTAGTAGTTGTGCTGTTTGCTACATCAAAATGTGCCACAATATGATACCAAGCAGATGTGTCTCTAAATACCATATCAGTTGCAACACTATATGCATTACCCAAAGTATACTCAAATTTATCATCACTTCTAAAATATGCGAAATCTGAATATGAAGAAGCAAAAGCACATAACACAATTTGACTTCCATCACTCGGTTTACATCTCTTAACCCAAAAAGCTAAAGTATGTTTTTTTCTATTGCCTGCCGAACTTGGGTCTCTATTTAATTCTGTGTTACTGCCAACTCCTCTCCTAAATCTCATAGAAGTAGAAGTTGCACCATTATAGAAACTTGGACTTGCTCCAAACCAATTTTCTGAACTTACCATTATGCAAACCCTAGTTGTGGTGTTCCTAATAAGATTGAATTATCTGCTTTGATTATATAAGGCACGACATCATAAGCATTATTAACAGAAGATAAACTTAATGTTGCACCACCGACTGTTTCATAATCTGTATGATGACTTACTGTTCCTGCACTACTGCTTGATGGTTGTATAAAAATTATAACACCAGTTTGCCCAACATTAGATGCCTCTGTAGTTGGTTCTGCTAAAGTATTTGAACCAGATGATAAATTAACAAAATGATTTTGGTGGGTATCAAAATTTAAGGTTAAACCAGATGAAGCATTTGTTTTTGGTAAACAAGCAGTTCCTAAAACCACCCTACCAGTTCCATTTGGTGTTAAAGTAATATCGCCATTAGCACCATCAGCTATAGTAATATTTCCAGAGTTTGTACCTGCATTTGTGTTTAAAATTAAATCACCAGTACCATTAGTAGTAATAGTTGCATTAGCATTACTATCTCCAACTTGGATTGTATCTGCTTGTAAAGTTACATCACCAGTACCATTGGGAACTAAATCAATATTTGCATTTGATGTTGAAACTATATCATTCCCATTTACATCTAAATCACCACCTAATTGTGGACTTGTATCACCTAAAACATCTGTTGCTGAATCAGATATGTTTACTGTATTTGCTGAAACATTAAATGTGGCAAATGTTATATCATCAGTTCCATCATAAAATTTTAAAATGGGTGCAGATGGAGTAGAATAATCTAGCCAAAACATACCTTGTTCAGCATATGCAGGTCTTGTAGAAGATGCGATTGCATGGGTTTGTTTAATGGCATCTAAAACTTCATTTAAATCACTTCTAAATGATGGGAAAGATTGATTAGCTACAGCTAAATCGGTTGGTAAACTTGGTAAGGTCATAGTTTGTTATACTCCTTTTAAAATCCCTTTGCAATAAAATCGAAAGTTTTTGAAACTCCAGAATTAGAACTATTTAAAAAGGCAACATCAAATCCATTTATTGTTTTATTTGAAACTGTAAAATAATCTCCAGTTGCCATTGATTGCCCAGTTATTCCTAAAGCATAGTTACCACTTTTGAATGGATTTGTAAACGTAACAGATTTAGTTGATGTTCCAGAAACAATATCATTGCCACTAAATATTCTATCTTGCATGTCTACATTTACAGTTACAGCCGATACAACTGGAGTACTTGCTAAATCTCTTGAAGTTAAAACAACTCTAAATTTTAAATATCTAGCTTCGTATTCTCCAATAACAAAATTTCTAAAATCTGTGTATGTACTATTATTATCACTTGTAGCAATTTCTAAATGAGCATTACAGTTTGCAGGGGTATCGCCATCAAAGTTAGAACTAGCATCATCAAAATTTCCAGTTTTATTATCAAATAAATCATCTGGATTATCTGAACTTTGTGTTATAGATGCTGTTACTCTTGCAGTATGTTTAGCACCAATATCAATTACATTTGCAAATTCATAGTTACCAGATGATAAAAAATCTGCATTACTTGCACCAGAATCAAAGAACCTAGTTGTGTTTGCATCAAATAATCCAGTTGCTGATTCAAATTCTTCTGAACTATCTAACTCTAAAGAACCATCTAACAATACAACATTATTTTTTGTACCATTAAATAAAGGGTGTTCTGCTTGACTTGTTATGGCATTAAAATTTAAAACTCCACTAACATTAGAAATTATTGCAGTAGCATTTGAACTAAAGTTTCCTAACTTATCCACAGCTTTTATAAGATATGTGCCTTTTCTAGCAGGAACTGATATTGATGTTGCAGGTCTTGATATTTTTTCAACTAAAGCAACCGAGTTTTGCCAATCTGCTGTTCCATCTAATTCTTCTGAAAATCTAAGATTATAATAGGCTAAATCTAAATCTGTTACAGCTTCCCATGATAAATGTGCTTCTTGACCAGAAATATTACATGAAAAATCTGTTACATCTGATGGTGGTGCGATTGCTCCAACAATAGTTCTTTGAGCAGAAACATAAGTTGAAGAAACTCCTACTGTATTAACTGCTTTAACTCTTACATCATATATTGATTGGTCAACAACATTTAAAACCCTATGATTAAGACCAGAACCTTGAGCATAAATAATAAAATCAGATTCAGAACTTAATTTATATTCTACTTGGTAAAAATCAATAAATTTATCTGGACTTGCACCAACTAAAATATCTAATGCAACAATAACAGTTCCGTCATTATATTGAATTAATTGGTCTGACAAAGTAACACTTGCAGGTGGCTGAACTGAAAAAACATTCGGTAAAGTTGTGTTTGGTATTGATGCTACTTCTTGTTGAGTTCCAAATGTATAATAACTGTCTTGGTGTTCTGTGCATTGTAAACTTACAGTCAGATCACTATTAACACTCATTCCTTGAACCCTAAAAGGTTTTGCAGAAAAACTTGGTGTTGCATGAGTTATATTAACTAAATCGCCTATAGCTAAATCTAAAGCTGTTGCATCTGCCATTAGAGAAACATCTAAACTAGACCTAGACCTCCTTAAAATGATTTCTGCCATCTCTTGGGCTTGATATGGGCTTGTAAACATAGAAAAATCAAACCTACCCTCTAAAAGCAACCCTCCATCTGCTGTTTTCATAGTCGCATGTTGGTCTGCACTTGCTACCCCAGTTTCATCTACTGGTGGAAATTGTGCTGTATCTGATTGATAACCCTTATCTGGATTAATGAAATTAACAATAACTCTATTATATCTGGAATTTTTACTTTTACTGGAAACTGAAATGCCACCAATAATATTATCTTCTGTTAATGTAATTGATGCTGAACCAGTAGTTTCAACTAATATGTTATATTTACCTCCAGTAAAGTTTAAATATCCCCTACACCCTCTTATAAATGCCTTAACATTATCAATGGCTTTTTTTGATGTATCAACAACAGTATGACTATCGATTAAATCAATCGTACTTGCACCACTAAAAGGTGTTATATCTGTATCGCAAACATCTCCTGCAACTTGCCAATCTGCAAAATTAGCATCAAAATAACTATTCGGAATGCCCATACCAAATCTTTCATTTCTTAAATAATCAAGTAACTGAAAAATTGGATTATCAGAATATTCCCATGTTGAACTTGTATCTGCTCTATGACTACCAGAACCACCAGTAACAGTTCCATCTAAATTAGGATTATAAACTTTTTTGCCCTGCACAACAGCACCAACAGTAGGCAATGAACCAAATTTATCTCTATTCCATTCAAACCTAATAGCAAGATATGCCAAACCTCTTAATCTGTGATTGCTTGTCCAAGAACTTAATGTTGATAATAAACTTGATGCTGTTTGTGTATCTGAACCAAAATGAGGTTCGCAGGTTATTAAACTTGCACCATCATAAAAATTAGCATCACTACTGCCCACAGTTATTTGTGTATTATCTGCAATATCTCCAGACCATGTAACTGGATTATCATTTATTTCTATTGAAGTAATATCATTAATTTCGCCCTCACTTAAAACTATAGCCATGTAAAGATATTGATTATCTGTACCAGATGTTTCTAAAAAAACTACATGACCACCAACTTTTCTTGTTCCATAAACAATGGGAATATGACCATTTGCAGTAAATTTATTAACTAAAACACCTCCTGCTTGTTGTTCTGCTAGGTTTTGTGAAAAATCTGGTATTTCTGGTGTAGGAACTAGCCACCCAACGGCAGTTTCAAAAACATCAACAACTCCATCAACTACAAAATCAAAAGCATCAGAAACAAATTTTGTTAATGATTTTAATGAAAATCCCATTACAACCTACCCCATTTAATGTCTTTAATTGTAAGTGCTGAAAATTCTATACCTTTATCCCCAGAAAAAAATCTTTGTTGAGAATTATCGGTAGTAACACGACCATTTGTTTTACTAAAATTTCCCCAATGTGAAGTAATTACTAAAAGTAAATTCGCTGTGTTTGTATCATCTGTTATTTTATATTCATCAACAGTTCCATAAAACAGCAAAAATGGGTCTGCTATCAATGTTCTGTTTGAGTCTAAAAAACCTCTGTAAATATGAACATCATCATTTATTATGTTTTCATTTAAAACTATTGAAACATAGGTTTGGTCAACAGCAGACAAAGATATTTGAAGTGTATTTTTAGTTGGTTTGTTGGTTTCGCTTACACCACTAACTTTGTTCAAGTGTCCATTTGAAAGGTATGTTCTTGAACTTCCAGAAACACTTGATGTAATATCAAAACTTGCATTTGTTAAATATATAGGTGTAGCAAATCCAAAATCAATTAATAAAATTGGTGCTATATTACCAGTTGCTAATTCCGTTTTAACTGCACTTGTTAAACCTCTGGGCATTATAAACTCTCAATAACATCAAATTCATAAACAAATAACAAATTACCATCTTTATCAACTTGCCCACTATTGAACTCTTGAGCATCATTGACAAGATGAACTGTAAATGGGACTGCATCATAAGTTACAGCACTATCATTTGTTAATGCTTCTCTTAAAGGTGGCTCTATTGTTACTGTTGATGCATTACTAGATGAAGTTGCATCTTCTACAACCATATAAACCTTAGAATGTGCGAACTTTATAAAATCACCTGCTTTTAATCTACCTGCACCATCTCCTGCAAATCCATTTATAGCTATAGTTGTATCTGCGACTGCATGAACTCCATCAACTAATAAAGTTCCACTTTCGTTTCCTAATGCATTTAAATAGCTTGGGAATGTAACAGTAAAATCTTCTTTTCTGGCTCTTTGTTTCATTATAAAAGCCATGATAGGTGCAAATTCTGACCTAGTCATTGGTGGATATGATATTGTAAAACTAAACCTTTGACCTTGTATTTGTCTAGTAAATGATTTTCCACTATCGGTTTCACTATATAAAGTATCTTGATTAATTTTTACGTTAATCGCATTAAATCTAACATTTGGTAAAGCACCACTCATATTATCGCCATATTACCCTTTTCATTAATTGCACTATTAATCATGTTTACTATTGTAGCACGACTATTAACTAATAACTCATTAAATCCTCTAGCATCTACTGTGTTTATATTAAAATTAACTGTTACTGCTTTACCCATTCCACCTAATTGATGATTGGGAACTACATTTGATGGTTTATCTGGAATAATTAATTCTGCACCTGCTTCACCAACCATATATGGCTGACCTTGATTCATTCGACCACCCAAACGTCTACCTTGATATTTTTGTTGGGCAATAGTAGCTATTTGAACAGCACCTAATGCACCTATTAAGATAGCCATAGGAATATTAGCTGATGCTAATGCTTTAGTTACACCAGTAGCAGTATTCATAAAAGCATCTGCCATATTTAAGGCTTTATTTATTTGAAATGCCTTTTTATTATTTTGCGACATAGAATTTAAAATCTGTTTGCCACCAGTTATTATCATATCTTTTTTCTGTTGTTCGGTTAATCCAGTCATTTTTAAATCTTGAAATTGTCCAGACCTCATAATAGCTGATTGTTCATTTATAAATGTTTGCCTAATAGCTTTTTCTTTTTCAGCAGTTTCTTTAGCAATTCTAAGAACTTTATCAGCTTTTATTCTTGCAAGTTCCACTTCTAATTCATCTTGTGCTTGTATGCTTTGAAAATGTTTAAGGTTCATTTCTTTTTGTAATTCAAACTCGGTTTCTAATTGTTGCCTTAATGCTCCAACTGGGTCTGAAATACCACCGACAGAAAGTTCAGAACCAGTCATACTTGCATCAAGACGATTTGCTTGTCCAATTTCTGAACCAGTAATAAACTTTTGATTTGCCTTTTCTAGTTCAGCAAGTCTTTTCATTTCATCTTTTAGTGTATCTTGATATTCTTTTGATTGAGTAATTAATCTTTGTTTACCTGCTTCTGCCATAGCCATAGCAGTTGCACTTGATTTGAAAGCATCAATTTGTTCATTAATAAATTCTATTTGCTTTTGTAATGTTTGATTAACAACATTTCCACTTTTGGATAGTTGTAATTCTAATAATTTTTTCTTTTCTAATAAATCATTCAGCTTTTTGTTTGGTTCTTCTCCATCTGCTACTGCTTCATTCATCATAAGAATAGCAGTAGTAATTCCAACAAAAGCACCTATGACAGTAGTTTTAGAAACCTTAGAAAATAAAAGTAAAGCACCTTTTGCTGTTCCTATTGCTTTAGCTAAGTTAAGAAAAGCAGTAGCCATTTTACCTACAATTAATGCTATACCTAATGTTTTAATAATTTCAAAATTATCACTTAAAACCCTAACAGCATTTCCAGTAGCAATAATTGCTGTTGATAACCCTTGTCCTATAGATTTTGCTATTTCATCTATTGTTTTTTGATTGTCCTTTAATGCTTGATCTAATGCTCCAAATTCTGATTTCAAACCAACAAAAAAACTTTCGGCTACTTTTTTTTGGAAATTAAAAACAGTATCTCCAATCATTGAAAAAGTGGCTTCTAAAGTTTTTGCTAAATCTTTTGTAGCATTTGCAAATTTTCCATTACCACTAAAAAGTCTTTCAAATGCTTCTGCTGTTTCTTTTGCAGATACTTTTGCACCTGCACTAAAACCAAGCATATCTCTAACACCTCTTTCTCGAAATATATCTGCACTTGCTATACCTGCTGTAAATGATCTTTGTATTTGTTCTGCTGTTGTCCTAAAATCTAGACCAACAACCCCTGCAACATTACCAGTAATTTCAAGCATTTTAGCAAGTTCATCTGCATTTTTTGAAACAATCGCCAGATTACCAGAACCTGCTTGTATTTGCTCTAAACTAAAAGGCACTCTAGATGCAAACTTTGACATAACATCAAATGCTTTTGCACCCTCTTGAACACTACCAAATAAAAATTTTAATCTTAGTTGTAATGATTCAACTGATTTACCAACATCTATAAAAGACTTTATGGCAACCCCTGCACCTAATCCAATAAGAGCATTTTTTAAATTGAATACCGAACTTTTAAGACCATCTACACCTTTTGTAGCAGAATTCATAGCTTGTCTGGTCTTATCTTTGGCTATAATGTCTATATTTACTTGTTTTGTTGCCACTATCTTTGAGCCTTTGCTAGTCGTTCTTGTCTTTCTCGTTCATCACTTTGAATTTGAAAGTATGCTAACCACATATTAAACTCATCTACTGACATTTGCAAGATTTCGGAAACAGTCTTGTGTAGTTTTTCTGCTAACCCAAAAATATTATGTAATTCTACATCATTTCTAAGTTTTTTTTATTATCTTCAATATCTGTGTTTCCAGTTCCCATAATCTTTGTGGCAACGTCTGCAATAACATTAGTATCAGCTTTTGTTTTAAAAGCTAAAACATGAGTTCCATTAAACATTTTATTACCATCTTTTGTTAATGCCTTTTCAATAATAACATCAATCAAAACAATTAAATCTGTGCCACTAGCACCTTTAAAAATCTTTTGTTTTTCAAGCATATTGAAAGGTTTACAAAATATAGCTTTATCGCCTACTAAATCCCATTCTGGTACTTCAATTATTTGAGTGTCAAGGGTACTGAAATGGTCTCTAATACCATCAAAATAATCAATTTTTTGTTCTGTCATTTACACAGTACCGATAGTAAGACCACCATTGCCTTGTACTGATACAGTTCTAGTTGTAACACCATCTAATGTAACACCTACTGACATTCCAGTTACAATACCAGTTCCAGAGAACTTTCTATCTCCAGAAGCATTACCCTCTGGTAAAAATGCAAATGTAAGTTCTGCACCTTGTACTAGATTAGTTTGTGCTGTATCTGTTTCATCAAAGTTCATATCGATACTTGCTGTATAAGTACCTCTACCAACTATATAGGATTTCATTGAATTTCCTAAAGGTGTATCTTCTACAACGTCTTGTGTAGTATCTACAGTAAATCCAGTTGCATTACCTAGTGTATCACTACCTATAGTAACAACACCCTCTTTTCCATGATGTGTAGCCATTTATAACTCCTTATCGTTAGCTTCGTTAGTTTCTTTTATTTTTTCAGTTTTTTTAACAACTGCTTTTTCATTTCCTATAGTAAACCCATTTTTCTTAAAATGCTCTACATGGTCTTCTGAACATTTTATAATAGTTTCGCCTTTTTTCATAGTAACATTTTTAGCCATTATGCACTCCCTCTAGTAAATTCATAAATAACCCTTGCTGTTATTCTTACACCACCATAAGGATAAATTGTACCCTCGTCTGATGATGCTTCTATTATTTGGGTATCTATCGCATTACCATTTCTAGTTATATCATTATCTAAAGTTTCTTCAACAACTTCTATAATTTGATTTCTAACAGTATCTATATTTGTTGTTGTACCTTTACCAAAAGCAACTATTAAAAAATCTATTGTACCTCGATATGTACCTGCTCCAGTATCGCCTATGCTTAACACTTCCCTTGTTTCATCACCACTTTGAATAAACATTGCAGGAAACTGGGCATCACTTAATTCTTCAACTTCAAAAGGTTCTCTAGTAATCTTTTTAAACTCAATAGGACTTGTTACAGCATCAAGTTTAGTAATTATATCACTAGCTATGTTTTCTCTTTTGCTCATAATTTCATTTCTTTAAAATAAAAATTTTGAAATTCTTTAATTATTTTATCTTCTTCTTTGTTACCTATAGCAAAAAAAGGTCTTTTTGTATTTCTTTTGCCTACACCAAAACTATCGTGATAACTTGCAATCTTTTCTCTTTCCTTATTTGCAAAGAATAATGTGCTTTTTAAACCACCAGTTTTAAAGTCTAAACTTCTAAACATTTTACCAGTATCTGTTAAATCAACAAAACCAGTTTGCCTACCTCGCTTTTTTCGGCTTCTCACAGTAGATGGTGCATATGATCGCATATTACCCCCATCTGGTAGCTTTCCTGCTTGTGTTCGCTTTGTAATCATCAATATAGCCATGTTTGAAACTCTATTAAGTGATTTGGTTATTACTGCCTTTTGTTTTCTACTAATTTTCTTTAATAGATTAGTTATTTCTATAGAATTTACGTTAACTTTTACATCAACTGACATTATCTAACTAACCTTAACTGATGTAATGATTCTTTTTCGCTATCTGAAACAGTACCACCACCATCTTCGTCATATTCAACACCATCTCTTAGGATAGCTTGGAATTCTTCTTCATACCTATCTCTATAGAAATCTATTTGAACTTGGAATGTGTCTTTGCCCTCGCCAGTATCTGGGTCTTTCCATTTAGTTAGAATTGGATAAGCATATTTCCATAAAGCTAGATAAACTACTGATTGTGTCCATTGTGAGTTTGTTAGCTTGCTATTAGTCATTTCAACTGATGTTACTTTAGTAATATCCTTGTATCTGACTTGATGCCTATATCTTTCCCACCATTCTTCACGAACTCGTCTTAAAACATCATTTTCAGCAAATTGTAATTGATCGCCAAAATCGGTGATGCCAAAACCTAATATATCTGGTTGTATCTTTTGTAAATCGGTATTAGCAACTGCAAATTCAGATGTAGCCATTTACTTACCCTTTTTTTTAGATTTTTTCTTTACTTCTGGTTGCCACTCATTATCTACTATTGGTTCTGGTGTTGGTTGTGGCTTTGGCTCTACTTTAGGCTCAACATAAGGTTTCCACCCTCTTTGTTCCCAGATTTTTATATTTGGCAAATAATCAATCTTTTTTCTTTCAATAATATCGCCTTTACCATTAACTAATTTAATCATTTCCATAATACAAATCCTTAATAAAAGGGGTGGTTGCCCACCCCCATTGTTAAATTAGTTTGCTAAACTATCTGCTGTTAGCTTGACACCATAGCTATCGTGAAGTTCTGCAACTCCATAAACTGCTGTGGCTACGATTTCATCTGCTCTTAATGAAGCATCTCTTTGTGATTCAATCTTAAGGTCTTGCATCATAGCTAAACCTAAAGCATCTTGAGAAAATACACCACCAATAGAGTCATCAGAACCATCTACAGAAACATTTGAACTTTCAAATATTTGTATTCCTGCGATTTGTCCGACAAAACCATTTCTTAAAGCATCATTACCTAAGTCTGGAATATTAGCTGAACCTGCAAATGTATTTGTTAATGCTTTTTTAACATTAAAGATTTGCTTTGGGTGAAATACACCATAGTAGGCTTGAGGTGCATTGTTTGTTCTTAACTCTGTACCT